CTATGCTCTTAGATAATGAGGAGTTTTATAATGAAATCAAGCAAAGCATCATAACTAAAATTAAACAAACAGAAATTAAAGTTAATGAAGAAGTCACAATTGAAGATTAAATTCAAAAAACTACAATCAGATGTGAAGCTACCTATAAAGGGTAGCTCTCACGCTGCTTGTTTTGACGTTTATGCTCACAGTATTGTCTATGATGACAAAGCTCCAAGAAAACGTACAATAGGGCTAGGATTTGCTACAGAGATCCCTGAGGGATATTGTGGCATTCTTATACCACGTAGCAATCTCACTAAGCACTATTGGATCATGAACAACTCTATAGGGATCATCGATAGTGATTATAGAGGAGAGTGGAAAATGATTTTTACAAATATTACAGACAACGCATGGCTTTACCCATTTCCTTATGAAGTAGGGGAGAGAATAGGTCAAATCTATTTTAAAAAGGTGGAAGATGTAATATTTGAAGAAACAGATGAGCTAGATGAATCTGATAGAGCAGAAGGTGGATTTGGATCAACAGGAGTAAACTAATTATATGAAAACACTATTTTATAATGCTGTACATTGTAACCTCTGTGGTGATAACATACAGAGCTATTATGGACATGATTACAAACACTGTAAGTGTGGTAATGCTATGGTGGATGGTGGGCTAGGTTATGCTAGATGGGGCTGGAAAGAAGAGAATAGCGTTGTTAATTTTAGCATGGATATAGAGGATCATCCATTCTCTATCATCAGGCAGTATTACTACAGATGGAACAATGTAATATGGGATTATGTTCTTCTTAAGGATATACCAGATGATTGGCTAGAGGCTATTCTATTGTATTACATCCCTGGTCCTGCACAAACAGCAAGTATGCGTAAAGAGTATTTATTATTATTTTTACAAGAAAAACAATACAGATTGTATGACGAAGAATAGAATAATCCTGAACATTGAAGAGGATGATCTTAATCTATTTAACAAGCAGTATATACATTTAGCTGATTTACATGATGAGATAGATAAACTCTTTGAAGAGGGTGCATCTATTGATAAGCGTAAAAAGAAGGTGTACACTGACTGGAAAGAAAAGATCAACTTCTTAATTGACATGTACAACTCCAGAGCTAAATTTAAAACTTACAACAAGGTGTGATATGAAATGTAAAACATGTGGTAAGAATGCTGAAAGTGACTATTGTTTTAAACACAAGCCTAGAAAAGCTCTAGCTAAAACGTCAAGTTTATCGAGCAAAAAACTTGACAAATCTGAAGAGGTAATTCGGAATATTTCCGAAATGAGAGACTTTTTCTTACAAATTTGGAGAAAAAGCAATGTTCACACCTGTGAAAACTGTGGAAAGTGGCTTGGAAAAGAGCCACTTTCTTATATGTTTGATCATGTTCTTGAAAAAAGTAAATACCCAGAACTTAAATATGAAGAAGAAAACATAATGTTGCTTTGTTTAGAGTGTCACGATAATAAGACTAGAGAAAATTTAACTGACTTGGTTAGAGAAAAAATTGAAAAAGTTAGGAAAAAGTTTGGAAAATAGAAAAATTGTTTTTATATTTGATACCAAGATGAAAAAGTATTATATATATGAACATAGAACTCTAGAAGGAGATATTTTCTATATTGGAAAAGGAACATTTGATGAAAAGTATTCATACGGTGGTTTTCAAAGAGCTTATTCAAAACAAAACAGAAGTGAAAAGTGGAAAAATATTGCTGATAAAGGATACTCTGTAAATGTTATTCTTCAGTCAGATGATCTTGATTTTATACTACAAAAAGAGAATGAGCTTTGGGAAAACTGTCCCTTATGTGTAAATAAACAAGTTACAAAAGCATTTAAAGATTACTCTTTGTATAAGATTAATGAGAATTTATATACGTTTCACATATTCAATAGTGTATATTTAGTCTGTAGATCAGGTGATATATTAAATCTGAAAGGTAAAAAGTTAACTCCTTCAGATAATGGAAAAGGTTATAAACTTATTACTTTTACAAACGGTGAAAATGTTAGAAAAAACATGTACCTTCATCGTATAGTTGCAGAATGTTTTATTGAAAACCCCAACAATTTACCAGTTATCAATCATAAAGATTTGAATAGAAGCAACAATTGTGCAGATAATTTGGAATGGGTCACTCAACAAGATAATATAAAACATTCTGTCAACCTATCATCATACCAATTTAAAGAAAGAATAAAACTTATATATCAGTTTGATAAAAAAGGAAACTTTCTAAAGGAGTGGGATAGATGTTCTTCAGCTGCTAATTTCTATAACTGTACAGAAGAACTTATTCAACAAGCATGTCAACAAAAAAATGTAAAAAAAGGATTGACTGCTAAAGGTTATGTCTGGATATACAAAGAAGACTTTTTAAAAGGAAATATGAAAAAGTTTCAATTATTACAAACCAAATACAATTTAAAATGAAGAATCAGTTTTTCTACACTCGTAAAGAGTTAAAGAGTGGTACACCAGAGAATCCAGTGTACAATGAATTTAAGGACAGTTTTAACATCGAAAAAGTTATTAGAACATTGTCTATAGAGGATGAGCGTGTGCTTGTTCTATTGGATGATTTGCATGAGAGGGCACAAGATGTTCCAGATGTTGATCCTAGAACAGGTAAACCAAAAGGTGTTAAGCGTCAGAGAAATATGTTCCAATCTGAAATCTATCTGGAATCAGAAGATGCAAAACGTTTTTATGAACTCACTGCCATTAATTAGTTGTAAATGTATAACATACGGTAGAGTGGACTTCCTTGAGGAGTCCCTCTATTCGTTTGTTAATCAGTCATATGCTGGTCCTAAAGAGATGATTATTGTAAATGATTATCCCTTACAGAAGCTTAAGTTTGACCATCCTGACGTTAAGATATATAACCTAGATGAAACCTTTCCCACTATTGGGGATAAGGAAAACTATGCCACTAATCTCTGCAGTGGAGAAATCATATGTCAATGGGATGATGATGATGTAGCTATGCCAAATCATCTAGATAATGTAGCTAAGTTCTTTACAGATAAAGTGAACATATTACACTGGAAGACAGGTATATTCTACAATGAGCCTAACATAACCGCTATTACATGGATAGGTAATTCAGGTGTAGTGTTTAGAAAGTCTGCTTGGGAAGCTATAGGAGGACATCCTATTGAAAATGCTGGATATGATATGACATTCATAGAACGCCTACATAAACTTGGGGGAAGAGTGTTTGCTGAATTTCCTAAACATGAGGCTAGTTGGGTGTATATGTGGGGAGGACGTGGTTATCACATGTCTGGACAAGGACATGATACGCCTGGTAAACTGAATGTTATACAAAGACATTCTATGCATGTTGAGAGTGAGAGAGTGAAAGGGAAAATACCTACAGGAGATGTTGAACTAAAGCCTAACTGGAAACATGATTATAAACAAATGTTAAAAGATTTTACAAATGCACATAAATAGTATAGAGATTGATTCTACTAACTCAAGAACAGATTTGTGTAACTTAGGAACACTCTATCCTACAGACAAATCTCCATATAACGAGAATTCTGGTTTGCATAAACACGCATACACCTCTATATACAATCTTCTTTTCTCACATATAAGATATAATGACATAAAGCTTGGTGAAGCTGGTATACTAGACAATATGTCTATGTTATCCTGGAGAAGCTATTTTCCAAATGCTAAACTTTATGGGTATGAGTGGTTTGACAGTAGACTGAATAAAGCTCTGGCAGATCGTATAAACAATAGTGTGTATATGAAAATGAATATAGAAGATGTAAATTCCATAGAACAATGTCTACACTCATCAGGAAGTGAGTTTGACATATTGATAGATGATTCTACACATGTGTTCAAGGACCAAATCAACTTCATTAATGTTGCCTATAAACATTTAAAACCTGGAGGATTTCTAATTGTTGAGGATATATTCATCTCTGAAAGTGAAAAAAGGTATTCAGAGAACATCAATCACTTAAAAGACTATTTCTCATCAGCAACATTTATATTTGCAAACCATGCTTTAAAACATTCCCCAGGATGGAATAACGATAAGCTATTAGTGTTAAATAGAAACGATAAACCATGTTCTTAAATATAATTACACCCTGTTCTAGACCAGATAACTTAGAGGTAATATCCAAAAGCATCAATATTCCACCTGAACACTACAGGTGGATTGTTGTTTTTGATGCAAATGAGGTTCCAGAGAACATTCCTAGTAACTGTGAGCCCTATGCTATAAAAATAAAGGGGAGTGTGTTTGGTAATGGTCAGCGTAACTATGGAATAGATTTAGTTGAGCATGGACACATCTATTTCAATGATGATGATACAACAATAGTGCCTGTTCTTTGGGAAAATATAAAAGATTTGACACAAGATTTCATATCATTTAGCCAGATTGACAAACAAGGAAATATGAGGTTAGTTGGAAAAACTATAGCCATAGGAACAATAGATAGTCACAACTTCATTGTATCTAAAGAAATAGTGGGTGATGCACGATGGGCATTAAATAAATACGATGCTGATGGGTTCTTTGCAAAAGAGTGTCACAACAAGACAAAAAGTATAATCCACATACCCAGGGTGCTTTCTGTATATAATTCATTAAAATAAAAAAGCCCTCTAATTGAGGGCTTCTTTATTATTTTGATAAGCGTTTCTGTTTCATAGGCCATTGAGGACTCTTGAGTCTGAGCTTTGTATCAGCCTCTTTCATATAATTGTCCTTAGGTCTAGGGTTCTTCACCTTAGGTGCCTTTTGTGGTTTACCTGATTTTTTAGCTTTACCTGATGTCATTAGCAACCGTATTTACATTTTCCACCACCCTTCATCATCTTCATTCCACCCATTGCTTTTTTAGGAGCTTTACCAGCTTTCTTCATAGCAATAGCTACAGCAGCTTGTTTTTTCAAAGCAGCACCACTCTTAGCTTTTTTAGCCATAACCTTTCCGCCAACTTTCTTCTTTACAGGAAACAAGTCACCAGTTTTAGGGTCTTCTCTGAACTTACCTTCTTTTATAGCTTTTCTTCTTGCAGCTGTGTCAACAGGTTTAGTAAATTGTTGATTCTTTTCTCTAATGTAATCAACTGCGGCTGATTCCATTTTTGGTTTAATGTCTTTAATAAACTGTGCTCTAGCAGCTCTACCTGTAGTATCACCATTTTGAGCTTTTTTAACTTTTTTAACCTTTGCCATTTTATTTCTTTTTAGATTGTTTTGAAACTTTTTTACCAGATTTAGCAATTACACCACGTCCTTTGAGGATATCAGCTTTGGTAATTTTACCATCTTTGTTAAGATCTGGAAACGATTTACCACCATTCTTCATTTTCTTTTTAGGAGCTGCAGGTTTAGTTTTTCCTGATTCTATCATCTTACCAATTCTACCTGTAGCGTAGTTAGACTTTTCTTTTGGAATCATCTTTCCAGGATTCATTTCACTTTCTACTGAATCTGCAACAGCTTTCTTTTTAGGTAGAGATTTGCCCACTTGAGCTTTTTTAACTTTCATGTTATTTCTTTTTAGATTTTTTAATAGATTTTACCTTTATTCCAACCTTAGCTTTTTTAGCAGAAGACTTAACCTTCTTACCATATTTAGCCTCATTAATGTCTTTTTCACCACCAAAGAAACTTTCAGATCCTTTTTTATTAGATCTAACACCAGGAGCTGTAGAAGCAGGTTTATCGCTTTTGCCAGATCTTCTTAATATTTCAGAAGCTCTCATCTGTCTATCAGATTCTTCTTCTTCCCTTTTGCTCATTCTTGGTATTCTTCCAGATAAAGCAGATGATCCTTGACCAACAGGTCCACAACTTCTTCTACCTTGTTTATCTATTTTACAACGTTTACTATTATCACCAAACTCAGCTTTCTTAACACTTTTTTTAACTATTGCCATTTATGTTATTTTATATTATTAGCAATTCCATTTACGACTC